ATGGGGGTGACACCATCGAGTTAGTTGTGTGTGAGCATGTGGATGCACTCGAGTGCCGGTTGTGGGGCATTAGTGACGTACATCTAGGGAGTCCTGACTGCGATGAGGACATGTTTCTGGAGGACATTGCGACCATAAGGGATGATCCGGATGCCAGGGTGATCCTAAATGGGGATCTCCTGCAGTACGACACCAAGAAGAGTAAAGGTGATGTGTACCGCCAGATGTATCCTCCTGGCCAGCAAAAGCGGATCATGCGGGACTATCTTATGCCCATCAAGGACAAGATCCTGGGCATTATCGGCGGGAACCACGACGAGCGAAGGACGGAGGAGGATGCAACTCCCATCCTAGACATCGCTGAATGGCTAGGGGTTCCGTATGTAGAGGATGAAGGGCTGTTCAAACTGCCGGTGGGAAGGCGGCTCAACAAAAAACCGTTCGTCTACACCATTTATTGCACGCATGGCTGGACGAACTCCCGATTCATAGGTGGCAAGTCTCTTAACTTGCACCGCTTGAGCGACATCGTTCTGGCCGATGTTTACATGATTAGCCATACTCATACTCCGTTGGCTTTCCCGGACAGCTTCTATGTACCCGATCTCCGCAACAACAAGGTGGACGAGCGGCTTCGCTATTATGTGAACACGGGCAGCTATCAACGGAGAGGCCGATATCCTAAAAGCAAGGGGCTGCGGCCCGCGGCGCTGGTTAGACCGATTGTTCTTCTCAGCGGCAGCGAGCGCCGAATTGAAGTGAAGGTGTGACGTTGAGTTTGGAGGTTAGACAGATGAGCTATGCTGAAAAACAGCTGAAACACCTAGAGGAGTTGTCAAAAAAAGAGCCTGGGGATTCTATCTTGACTGAAGCACACCGGCTGGTTCACAGCAGCAGAGGCCAGGACTACGGCCATCCTTATGAGGATTTCTCACGCACGGCCAAGATATGGAGCGCCATCTTGGGTATTGAGGTGACTCCTCAGCAGGCCATCCTCTGCATGATCGCCGTGAAGATCAGCAGGGAATGCCATCGGCCGAAAAGGGATAACCGCGTGGACATCGCCGGATATGCCGAAACGCTGGATATGGTAGTTAACTATAAGCACCTTTGAGTTGTTGTATTTTATGCAACAACCGGGGTGTTTTCATATTTTACCCGGCGTAATTACCCGGGTATAGGAGATCGGTTATCCCGTGGCTGATCTCCTTTTTCAAAAAACACGGGAAATAAAGCACGGGAGAGTGAATGAAATGATAAAAGTTGATAAAGAGTTCCGTGATCTTATCCCGCCAATAGGCAACGAAGAGGTTCAACTTTTAGAAAAGAGTCTTTTGAATGAGGGATGCAGAGATCCGCTTGTGGTTTGGGAAGGTATTCTTGTAGACGGCCACAATAGACATTGCATATGTACCAAATACGGTATCCCTTACAACGTTGTTGAAAGACACTTTTCTAATAGGGACGAGGCAAAGTCATGGATAATAAATAACCAACTGGCGAGACGCAACCTAACGCCGGAACAGCGGAACTATCTTATTGGGAAACAGTACCGAGAGAGAAAAGCGCAAGGGGTAAGGACAGACCTAACCTCTCATCAAAATGAGGAGAAGTTGACAACGGCGGAAAAGGTGGCCAAAGAACACAAAATCGGCAAAGCTACCGTTGAAAGAGCCGCTAAATTTGCCGAAGCAGTTGATACCATAGCAGAAAACGCGGGGGAAGATGTTAGACATAAAATACTTGGCAGAGAAATTAACCTAACCGCCAAAGATGTTCAAAGAGTTGTTTCTATGGAACCGGAGCAACAAAAACAGGTTATAGAAAAAATTGTTACTGGTAGGGCGAAGAGTGTAGTGGATGCCCGGAGACAACTAAGAAAAAACGAGGTTAGAGAGGCTCCGCCGCTTGAGGGCAAATACCGGGTGATATACGCTGATCCTCCGTGGAAATACGGGGATGAACGAGACGGCTCCACAACCGGAGCAACAGATCACTATCCAACAATGTCTATTCAAGAACTGTGTGAACTTCCGGTGAGAGACATCGCCGAAGAAAATGCGGTTCTTTTTTTATGGGTTACCAGCCCTCTTTTGGAGGAATGTTTCGAGGTAATAAAGGCGTGGGGTTTTAAGTACAAGAGCTCCTTCGTTTGGGATAAGGTTAGGCATAATATGGGCCATTACAATTCAGTGCGTCACGAGTTGTTGCTTGTTTGTACTAGGGGTAGTTGCACCCCGGATGAAGTGAAGTTGTTTGATAGCGTTCAAAGCATCGAAAGGACGGAGCACAGCAAAAAGCCAGAAGAGTTTAGGGATATCATCGATACCCTGTACACACACGGTAACAAAATAGAGTTATTCGCCAGACGCCCTGTGGAGGGCTGGGAGGTGTGGGGCAATGAACCAAACATCACTGGTTGACTATGGTATCCAAAACGAGGAGAGTGACATTAGAGTTCATGTCTGCCCGCAAATCCGCAGGGTGTATGTATACCCAACCAATTGTGGTGTTGAGGCCGTGGAAACAAATGTTTACCGCCGTGTATCTGGATATCAGCCAGGATGGGACAAGCCTACATCGGAGGGATATCTTGTGCCCCCGGATTGCATTAAACATTGCGTGGAGTTAATGTTTCGGGATCTCGCATGGAACGCCCTGAACTTCAAAGAGGACGACACAACAAGCACCAAAGGGGACAAGGCGGTAACACTCGTGAAATCCATGTTGAAAAGAGGCCTGTTGCCGTTGCCAACGGAATCGGAAGTTATTGACGAAAGGGATATGCAGATTAGCGGGACGGATATATTTGTTAAAGCTAACTGCTTAAAAGAAAGAGATATAAGAATACAAGTTAAGTGTGACTTCAAAGGCGGTAGAAAGAACTTAGGGGGTAGCGGGAACTTGTTCTTGCAGGTGAGGGAGAGCAACCCCTTCGGACACTATTAGACTATTGGTTGCCTGCACAGCAGGAGGGGCAAATGTCAAAGAGGTGGTGATTCAACGCACGCCGCGCGTTTAATAACACATTCAGCGCGTTGGTGTGCGTTTACTTATAAATTTGCCAGAGGGGTGATCGTCATGCTTAATAAAATAGTTCACGGCGATTGCCTAGAGGTCTTAAAGACCTTGGAAGATAGTTCAATAGATTCGATTGTTACTGACCCTCCATACGAATTAGGGTTTATGGGGAAAAGGTGGGATAGCACAGGGATTGCTTACAATGTGGAACTGTGGAAAGAGTGTTTGAGGGCTCTAAAACCGGGCGGGCATTTGTTAGCATTTGGTGGAACAAGGACTTACCACAGAATGACATGTGCTATCGAGGACGCTGGGTTTGAGATTAGAGATTGTATTCAATGGTTATATGGTAGTGGGTTTCCTAAGTCTCATGACATAAGTAAGGCGATTGACAAGAAGCTGGGGGTTGAACGTAATATTACAGCCCCTGCCACGCCAGAAGCCCAAGAGTGGGAAGGATGGGGAACCGCCCTGAAACCCGCCAATGAGCCGATTGTGCTTGCCAGAAAGCCTTTGAGCGAAAAGACCGTTGCTGAAAATGTGCTGAAGTGGGGAACTGGAGGTATCAATATTGATGGCTGTAGGATTGAGAGTGGAGGTGAGCATAAACGAGCGTACCAGCCTACAAACCATGAAAGGGGTGTGTATGGGAAACAAACAGCCTTTCAGCCGAGCAACAAAGAGGGCAGATTCCCCGCCAACGTAATACTTGACGAAGAAGCTGGTGCGTTGTTGGATCAGCAGAGTGGGTCTATATCGTACGGCAACAAGTCTGGTGGCTATTCGTATTCTGATAGACGGTATGCTGTGCAGGGTTTTGTAAAAGATTGTAAGCCTAAGGCTCCTTCAAACTATGGGGATAGTGGTGGTGCTGGTCGATTCTTCTATTGCGCTAAGGCTTCTAAGAAAGAACGTGGCGAAGGTAACAACCATCCTACAGTGAAGCCTATTAAGCTCATTGAGTACCTGATCACACTCATAACCCCTCCGAATGGAACTGTCCTTGACCCGTTCTTGGGTAGCGGAACAACAGCTATAGCCGCCTTAAACACAGGGCGGTATTTTATTGGGATCGAAAAGGAGAAGAAATACTTTGACATTGCTAATGAGCGAGTTGCCAGCCACACCGTACAGCAAAGGTTGGAGCTTGCTTAATAGTTTGGTTGCCTGCATAGCAGGAGGGGGCCAAAGCGCCGTTTGAATGTGGCCGGGGAGGGAGTTGGCGCATTGTCAGTCAGGGCTGTACCCAAACCCCAGAAGCGCATAAAGGACAAGGCCCTGTTAAGGGCCATGCGAAAAGAGATACCGTACTGTGAGCGTTGTGGCAAGCCAGGCCACGGAGGTATGCACCATATCAGGTATCGCAGTCAAGGCGGCAGCGACATACGCCCTAACCTCATACGGCTGTGCGTGTATTGTCACCGGGGTATCCATGACG